TAAGATTATTATGGGTAACATGTTTTCAGGAAAAACGTCCGAACTTATCCGACGTTTAAAACGGTACAAAGTTATAGGTAAACGTATTCTCGTTATAAACTCTAAAAAGGATACACGCGCTTCCGAAGACGTTTTACGCACCCACGATAATGTTCGTTTCGATTGTATAAAAACAAATAGTCTCGAAGAAGTCGATTTTTCAAATGCAGACGTTATAGCCATAGACGAAGCCCAGTTTTTTACGGGTCTTAAAACGTTTGTTGAAAAGGTTCTCAATTCGGGTAAAACGATTTTACTCACGGGTCTCGATGGCGATTATAAACAGAGAAAGTTTGGTGAACTCATAGACTGTGTACCTCTCGCCGATAAAGTGTTTAAGATATCGGCGATGTGTATGGAGTGTATGGACGGTACACACGGACCCTTTACAAAACGTATCGTACAAAATGATGAACTCGAACTTGTTGGTGATCACGACATGTATAAAGCGGTGTGTCGAAAACATTTATAAGGAACAATGCATTTAAAAGAATTAAAAAATTACGTTCATATTTTACAAAAGGAAGTAAATTTACTACCAGAAACTTTCATACGAGACGATCCTCGTAAAGAAGGTGAATGGGTTGGTTCCGAATATCTAAAACAGGTTATGATGTTATACACAGACGGTAAATGTGGATGGTTGAAAGGTGGACAAGATCATGTTCAGGAATCATGGGTAAGTTGGCCACTCATATGGGGTGGTAATTTCATTACGAGTAATTGTAATTTATGTCCAGAAACAACAAAACTCTTATCTTCGATCGATGGTATACATGTAGCTGGGTTTTCATTAATGAAAGGGGGTGTAAAACTCAAAGAACACGTTGATTATGTAGGTGATGATTATATATTTACATATCATTTAGGTATTAAATGTCCAAAAAACTGTATACTTCATCATATAGAACTAGGTGAGGTTACAGAAGAAAATGGTAAACATATAATCATGAATGCTCGTAAAAAACACTGGGCGGAAAATCAATCGGACGAGGATAGAATTATTTTATATATGGAAATTTATAAAACCGATTAATATCTAGAATAAGAACAACACGCTTTTGTTCATCAGTTTTATCAACACTATGGTATCGCGAGTGATCAAAAAGAACATCTTCACCGGATTTATGTTGATGAATATCAAACTCCGTGGTAAGATTACTTGTTCCTTCGAGTGTTAAGTGGTACCGTAACTGTAAATTACTCTCGGCCCGATGTGCTGGTATAGACATTGATCCTTCCATGACCGCAATCATGGCATGATCAACACACGGTACAGTTTTTAAAAATGCGTATAACTTTGGGAAATCGTGTATTTTATAGTAATAATAATTTTGATTATATTCAAACCATGGATCGAGGTCATGGAAATAATACTTTTGTACGTTTTTGTGTAACCCGTCGTATTCATTTTTTATATCGAAAAAGTGTTTTTGTACCCGCCAAAGTCCTGTAAAATCATCGACTGAGTACTGTGGTTTATAAAAAAATAAGTCTACGACCGAATTTCGTATACCGATGAGTGGACGTAAAGGTCTCTGAAAATAGAGTCTATCTATAGGCGATTTAATGTAATCGTTCAATATCAACAGTATTGGTATCATGAAAATCCACATTTTTTTTGTGTATATATAATAAATGCCAGGATATAAAGGAAAAGAATACTACGCACCAGAACAAAACGATAAAATCGATACGTTAGAAAAACGGTTTCTTGGTTTGACTAATGTTCAAATCGGATTATTTAGTTTACCAGCCTTTATTGTTCTTTCCTCGGTTGTATTAATCGTTCTTAACAAGAAGGCCAGATATAACCCAGCCGTTCTCGTTTCTTTGATCATAAGTTTAATACACTTGTATCACCACTACACACTCGCTAAATTACAAAATAAATAATTTTATCCAGTAATTATATATGCGCGTTCGTTTAAAAAAAAGTCCGCGTTTTGATAAAAAGTTTAGAGTTACTTTTGAAAATGGGAAAATAGTTGATTTTGGGGCGAGAGGGTACTCAGACTATACGATACACAAAAACCCTTTACGTATGCGTTCATACGTAACACGACACGGTGGGTTTGTTCCTCATATGGTACAAAAACAAACCGACCCTAAACTGGTTCATAAAAATATGCTCGATGTGACTCGAAGTGATAAAGAAAACTGGACAAAAACAGGTTTTTTTACCGCAGGATTTTGGTCGAGATGGCTTTTATGGAGTCATCCAGAATTTGAAGGTGCGAAAAAGATTATATCTAAGAAGTTTGATTTATCTTTTCTCTAAGACCACGACGTTTAAGATTCGCTTTTAACGCGGTCATCAAATTTGCGCGTGGGTCTCTTCTAGTTGGGACTGGTGGTGGAGGTGGAACAGATGGTGCACGTGGTACTGGTGGCGCACGTGGGACGGGTGGTGTGCGTGAAACTCGACGAACACGTGGAACATTTGGTTCCACGGTTCGTAAAAGTGATTTACACGTTCGTATAAGTTTTTTTGAATTTCGAACCTGAATTTCCAAAGCTGGTTGTCGCCGTCTTTGAATTTTCATCTTAAGTTCCTTTTCATTCAGGGGGACACGTTTGCCTTTTATTTTTTTAGTTACGCGAAGACCGAGACGTTTTGCTTCATTTTTTAACAAATCTATCTTCATTTATATTAACCAATATAATTTTATTTACTTAATATAAATGTCTAATTGCGCACCGGGTAATTTAGCTTCAACTTTATCTTGTTGTTTATGCTGTTTCTTTTTTGTTTATAGACCTATATCATTAGTTCCAGTAAAAACTCCACCTTTACTGTTATTATTGTTGTGTGTATGCTGTTGTATGTGTTCACAAACCATAACAATGGGGAGTTGTGCTTATGAAGCCATTGTCCCAGAAAAGAAAGAAGAATAATTAGAAAAAATTGTCCGTTCTATACAATTTCGCCTGAAATGAACCTGTTTGTCCTAAAACCGAAACAGATTCATTTCCATAAAGTTCGCGACACCCAATATCGTCCATACAATCGCGATTATCAATTGTTACTGGGAGTGGATACACTTGATCACCTGGTGTCGTCGTGTAATAATGGTATTGATCGCGTCTTCCCCTAACTTCTTTGCCGTATAAAGGTAAGGTTTCTTCATCTGTGCCGACAAGAACACCCATTTGTTGGACGTACCCGGGTTTATACTCTTTGATTGGTGGGTTTCTAAATTCCCTTTCAACTGGTATCTGAACTGGCACTTCTACTGGGACACCCACGGGTACACCAACTCTTTTTTTAATGACAATAGGGTTACGTACTTGGTACACAATTACAGCAATGAGTACCATTAACGCAATAAGTAATAATTTTTGTTGCGTTTTGTTTTTGATCTTCATTTTATATATACCAATATTATTTAACAAACCGTTTTCTAAGTTCATAAAGAGGTTCTAAATCAATTCTATTAAGTCTGTACTGAACAAGTAACCAAAGAAAAAATAAAATAGATTTTAAGAAATTGTTTGACTCTGTATCGTCCATTTTATATATAGGTCCCATTACACGCCCAAAGAATGTTTCATCTTTACCGTTTCCTGTTACGGCCATTTCCATCTGGGTCAATGCACACGTATCGTCGTTCACGGACCAATGGAAAAATATGAATGGGACGAGAAGTGAGTAAAATTCAAGATTTTGTTTATTCTTCATGAATGGTACAACCAACATGGTTATGAAAAAGAGTAAGTGAATGAAAAATATAATGTTCATATCTATTAGTATGAACGAAGAAAAGAAACTTCCAAAAATATGGCACCCACAACAGGAGAAAATACTAAAGGCCTGGGGTGAAGCCGCGGCGTGTTATAGGTACATGCACTACCAGGCATATTGTTCATTTAAAAATTTGAGTATGAAATTTACTATACCACTCATAATTGTAAGTACAGTTACAGGTACTGCTAACTTTGCACAAGAAACATTTCCACCTTCCGTACAACCATTTGTACCTTCAGCTATTGGTGGTCTAAATTTAATCACCGCCATTGCGACGACTATTATGCAGTTTCTTAAAATTAACGAACTTATGGAAGGTCACCGCGTTGCGTCTGTCCAATACGGTAAAATTTCACGAACAATACGTCTCGAACTTACACTCCCACTTTCGGAAAGAACATTAAACGGTACAAATATGATTGAAAATATGCGTGCCGAATATGATAGACTTATTGAACAATCCCCGAACGTACCCAAACAAATGATAGATGCATTTGAACGTGAGTTTCCAGATGATAATGCATTCTTCAAACCCGAAATTATGCATATACAGCCCATCATGCCTTTCAAAGCCATACAGGAAAACAAAGTTATGACGAAGTTAAAAGATGCCGTAGGAGGTGTTGCAAAACGAGAACTTAAACAGGAACTTGACGAGATACGTGGAGTAAAAAAAGCTGTTAAAGCCGATATAGAACGTGTACAAGAACGTAAGAATGAAATATCCGATTTAAAAGATAAGGGACTCGTAAGTTTGAAAGGTGATCTCATGAAAGAATTGCGTAGACGTACAGAACTCATGGAAGTTGTTACAGAATCACCGAAAGACGATTCACAAGATACGCCACCATAATAAATAGCGTAAAGTTAAAGACTGTAATGCACATCAAG